TATATCGACGGGTCAGCGTCCCTGCGAGATGTTGCGGCCCTTTCGCAGCGGTTAATGGATGTTCTGGCGCAGATCGACGCGATCGAGCGGGTTCAGCCAAAGAAGGGGACGCCGGTCGATGAAGTCGCCAAGCGCCGTTCTGGACGGAAGGCGGCTTCCGCGGACCAGGGTGGTGCCGCAAGCCGTCGAAAGTGACGGCGATCTGGCCGTCTACCTGTCCGCCTCGTACGGCTTGGTGCCGGATGACTGGCAGGAGGACGTGCTCGAAGCGTGGCTGGGCAGGCGTGCTGGTGGCCGGTGGGCGTCGGCGACATGCGGGCTGGCTGTACCCCGCCAGAACGGTAAGAACGGTGCACTCGAGGTTCGTGAGCTGTACGGAATGGTGGAACTCGGGGAGAAGTTCCTGCACACCGCGCATGAGGTGAAGACGGCCCGTAAGGCGTTCCTGCGGATCGCGTCGTTCTTCGATAATCCGCGTGAGTTTCCTGAGCTCGTCGGCCTGGTCAAGGAGCTCCGTAGGACGAATGGCCAGGAGGCCATCGCCCTCACAACTGGCGGTTCGATCGAGTTCATCGCCCGGTCTCGGGGTTCCGGCCGCGGCTTTACGGTCGACGTCCTGGTGTGTGATGAGGCTCAGGATCTGACGGATGAGGAGTTGGCGGCGCTGCTGCCAACTATCTCGGCGGCGCCGTCGAGGAATCCGCAGGTCATCTTCACGGGTACCCCTCCGGACCCGGAGAAGGCCGCGATGGGTGAGGTGTTCCGCCGGATTCGACAGGATGCTGCGGCGGGGCGTGATCCGCGGCTGTGCTGGATCGACTTCGGGGTGGCGGATGGCCCGTTGCCGGATGTGGATGACCGGGATCTGTGGGCGGCTGCGAATCCGGCGTTGGGTGGCCGGGTGAAGATCGCGGAGGTTGAGCGTGAGCGCGGGCTGCTGAGCCTGGAGGACTTTGCCCGGGAGCGGCTCGGCTGGTGGGTGGACCCCTCTTTCCTGGCCTCCGTGTTTGGCGCTGGTAAGTGGGAAGTGTGTGCCAGCGATGATCGACCTGAGGGTTTGAAGGTCGGAGCCTTGGCTGTGGCTGTGTCGTTCGACTTGAAGAACGCAGCCATCGGGGCGGCGGCGCCCCGCGAGGATGTCGTCTATCTCAAAACGCTGGAACACGGCGGGGGCACGTCCTGGGTGCCTGGGGCGGTCAAGTCTTTGCAGGACGAGCACGGCGCGCCTGTTGTGGTGGACAGGCGTGGGCCGGGGGCGATGCTCATTCCTGACCTGAAGGACGCCGGGGTGAAGTTGCAGGTTGCCGAGACGGTGGACGTCCTGGACGCCTGTGCTGGCTTGTTCGATCTGGTGCAGGCCGAGAAGGTTCGACATGACTCGTTCCCGAGGCTAGACGCTGCAGTCGCCGGCGCGGTGAAACGTACGGTTGGTGACCGGTGGGCGTGGGGCCGGAAAGTCTCAACCGCAGATATCTCGCCGCTCGAAGCCGTAACGCTCGCCGCGTGGTGGGCTGGGCAGCCGACCACCGACTATGACGTCCTCGACAGCATCTTCTAGCGGGAGGCATGGTGCGTAACCCCTTCCGTCGTCGTCTCCTCGAGACCGAGGCCCGCGACATTACGTCGGTGCCGTGGGACCGTGGCGGGCCGCTGAGCCATGCGGCGGTCACACAGGAGCGTGCACTCGGTCTGGCGCCGGTGTTCGCCGCCACCCGTATTCTGGCCGGCACAGTCTCGACGCTGCCGATCAAGGGGTATCGCAAGGTTGGGGATCAGCGGGTGCCGATGGCGTCGCTGCCGCAGTTGTTCGAGCAACTTACGCTGGATGGCGAGCTTGTCCCGTGGCTGCATCAGTGCATGACGTCGCTCGTGCTTCGCGGTAACGCTTATGGCCTGGTCACGGCCCGGGACGGCTTCATGTTCCCGACCCGGGTTGAGTGGTTGAACCCCTCGGACGTGCATTGCGACGACACGCAGTCGGTGATCAATCCGATCTGGTACTGGAAGGGTCGGCAGATCGACAACCCTGAGAATCTGCTGCATATCCCGTGGTTCAAGGTGCCGGGTATGGCGCAGGGACTTTCCCCGATCGGCGCATTTGCGGCCACCCTCAACACCGGGCTCTATGCGCAGGCATACGGCAACGACTGGTTCGAGGCCGGCGGGTTTCCGCCGGGGATCATGCGGAACACGGTGCAGCCGGTCGTCGAGGAAGCCAAGGCCAACGAGATCAGCTCCCGTCTGACGACGAAGATCCGGGACCGTCGCCCGGTAGTGACCGGGTCAGACTGGGAGTACAAGACGATCACGGTGCCGCCGAATGAGGCCCAATTCGTTGAGACGATGCGGCTGTCGGCCACCCAGATCGCCAACATCTACGGCCTGCCGCCGGAGAAGGTGGGCGGAACCACTGGGCAGCCGTTGACGTACGCGACGGTGGAGCTGAACCAGATCGAGGTTGCGCTGGCGGTCCGGCCGTGGCTGGTCGTCCTCGAGAGCGCCTTTGCCGCGCAGTTGCCGGAGCGTCAGTACGTGAAGTTCAACGCGGACGCCATCGTGCGGGCCGATTTGAAGTCGCGTTACGAGGCGTACCAGCTTGCGCTGACAAACGGGTGGGCCAATGTCGACGAGGTCCGTGCATACGAGGAACTGTCGCCGTTGCCCGATGGGCTCGGCAAGGAGTACAACACCCCGGCCGCGAAGGCGGCTCGGGCGCCACAGGTCGAACCAATGAGCGACAACGGAACCGCGCCTCTGAACGGAGCCAGACAATGGCAGATCCCAGCGTGAGCACGATCGAGCGTCGTTTTACGACGGTTCGGGTGGAGCTCCGGATGCAGGATGAGCGCAAGCAGATCGCCGGGTATGCGATCAAGTGGAACCGGCCGTCGCAGAATCTGGGCGGGTTCGTGGAGCGGGTCGACCCGGCATTCGCGAACAAGTCCCGCGGAGATGGCTTCCCCGGCGTGATGGCCCGCTACAACCACGACAACAACATGCTCCTAGGCACTACCGCCGGAGGCACCTTGGTGCTGCGCGTCGATGCGGTCGGCCTCGAGTACGAGATCAATCCCCCATCGGGCCGGCAGGATGTCGTCGAGCTCGTGGAACGCGGCGACGTCGGGTCGTCATCGTTCGCGTGGAACACCCGCACGACCGAGGACGACTGGGGAGTGACCGACACGGGGTTCCCGCTGCGGACCCTGCTTTCCGGGCAGCTTGTCGACGTGGCGCCGTGCAATTCCGGCCTGGCGGCATATCCGGACGCGACCGCTGGTCTGCGGTCGCTGGCAGAGAAGATGCACGCGGACCTGGAAGAGGTCCGCACCCTTGCCGCGCAGAATGAACTGCGGAAGTTCTTCGTCCGCACCGATGGGCCTGGCGCGCCGCCCAAGAAGCTGACCCACGTGGACGCGCGGGCGATGATTGCCCGGCATCTCGTGGGCTGAGTAGCGTTCTATCCGACGTAAGACGGCAGGTCGACAACCACCGTCGAGCGTTGCCGCGCGGATGCCGCGCATTGCACAACCCGTGGGGCAGCGCGACACGCACCCCGCAGCCATCCATCACCCTCAACCCCAGAAAGGGGGATCTCAGCCATGTCTGAGATCGCAAAGAGGCTGCGGGACCGTCGCCTGAATGTCGTCCAAGAGATGCAGGGGATCGTCGATACAGCCACCGATGAGAGCCGGGAGTTCACCGGCGAGGAGACGGGTCGACTCGCGGCGATCGACGAGGAGATCAACAAGCTGGACGAGCGCATCAAGGGTGTGCTCGACCAGGAGAAGCGCGGCGCCGATTCCGACGCAGCGTTCGACAAGCTGCAGGGCAAGCCGGTCACCAGCCCGGCTGGCTCCGACGGCTCCAGCACCGCCACAGAGCTCCGGGCGTTCCTCCTCGGAGAGCCCGGCTCGCCCCGCCACTTCGATGTGAAGCCGACGGCCCGCACAGTCCCAACCTCCTACCGTGACCTCTCGCGGCTGACCAACGCGGCCGGCCAGTTCACCGTGCCGACGTCGTTCTACAACCAGCTCGTCGAGCACATGATCGAGGTGTCCGGCGTTCTCCAGGCCGGCCCGACGATCCTCAACACCGGTTCCGGTGAGGTCCTTCAGATCCCGAAGACACTCACCCACACCCCAAGCCCGGCGATCGTCCTTGAAGCCGGCGCACTCCTCGAGTCTGACGGCACGTTCGGCCAGACCAGCCTCGGTGCGTTCAAGTACGGCCGTCTTCTCCAGGTGACCCGTGAGCTGCTCACGGACACCGGGGTTGACCTTGAGGGCTATCTCGCCCGGTCGATCGGGCGGGCGCTCGGAAACGCCTTCGGGTCGGACATGATCCTCGGAGCCGGCACCACTGCACCCCGCGGGGTCCAGCTCGATGCAGGCGCCGGTGTCACCGGACCGGTCGGTACCACCACCACGTTCGGCGCTCAGGGCACAGTCGGGATGGGCTTCGACCTGCTCATCTCCCTGTACCACTCGGTGATCGCGCCATATCGTGCATCAGCGTCGTGCGCGTTCGTCATGAACGACACCACGGCGTCCCTCGTTCGCCGCATCAAGACGGCCGACGGTCTGTACGTATGGCAGCCAAGCGTCCAGATCGGCGCGCCGGACACGATCCTCGGCAAGCCGGTGTTCATCGACCCGTTCGTGGTGTCGCCTGCCGCATCCGCCGAGAGCATCTTCTTCGGCGACTGGTCGGCGTACTTCGTGCGGTACGCCGGGCCGATTAGGTTCGAGCGCTCGGATGACTTCGCCTTCGGGAACGATCTCGTGTCGTTCAGAGCGATTTTGCGCGCTGACGCAGCACTCGTGGACCTGACTGGGGCGGTCAAGAGCTTCACTCACAGTGCTATCTAAATTACGGGAGCCACCCGTAATCTGATACTGTGAGGGTATGCCGAGATATGGAAGGAACCCCGCCAAGGGGCTGGAACCGCGCGCCTGCGTTATCTGTGGTGTGCAGTTCCAGCCCTACCGGAACCATCAGATCGCTTGCCAACAACGGTCCTGTCGAGACAAGGCCAAGAGTCAGAGTCCCGCGCTGAAGGAATGGACGTACCCATGCCCGCGATGCGGGGTTGAGTTCACGGCCTTGTGGTCTGGACTAGGTTCACGCCGACCGTCGTGTCCCTCCTGCACAGAGAAGAACCAGCGGGACAAGATGGACCGGATGAACGAGCGGCGTCGTGGCGATCCGGAGTACATCGCTCGATCGCGAGAGTCGAACTTCAAGCGCTATGGCATCACGGGTGTCGAGTACGAAGCCATGGTCAAACGGCAAGACAACCGATGCGCTATTTGTGGCAATCCGCCCAACCCCGGGACAGGGCCAGCTACTCGCCGCTTACACATTGACCACGACCACGTGACCGATAAGAACCGCGAGCTGCTGTGCAACACCTGCAACTACGGCCTCGGTCAGTTCAAAGATGACCCGGCTCTGCTCCGTGCCGCTGCCAACTACATCGACCGCCATCGGGAGTGACGTTGCACGAGCCGGGGCCAGCGTTCGAACCGGAGCGTCTGGCCCTGGCCTTCGCCAAACTCCCTGCCCGGGCATGGGCACAGCCGGTCACATCCGGCGATCAGGTTAATCCTGGATACCAGTTCGCCTCCCTGGTCCAGGGCCGCAACCGTAAGGACGCGGCCAACCTGTTCGAATTCGTGCTCGAGGAGTTCGCACCGATCTGGACGGCTTGGATCGCGAAGGTCCCACCGCACGGGTTCATCGGGCCGCACATTGACGAGGGCCCGTATCACGAACGGTGGCATGTGCCGATCCACCCGGCG